ATGAACAACAATTACAATTAAAACTTCTACACAGATCGTGTCTTACTTCGCGATCACAGCCGAACTGCGCTCAGCGATCTTCGGATCATAAATCTGTTCTACCTAGTTTATAATTGTTATTATTGGGCAAAGCAGGACGTTTGTTGACCACTCACAGAAGGCCTAGGTTTAGTGGTAGGAATAGGTGGGTTGAAGAATCCCGCTATCCCGCCTCTAAACACAGCCATGTTAAAAGTTGTCTCTTGTGGTGGTCGGAAAATTCCCAAGCGTAAATCATCACCAAATGCGGTAAAAATTTCCAAGTGTTCCTCACCTGTATACAAAATTGTCAATGTACCAGAACTAACTGGAGCAATATCTTGTGTTTTCGAATTATAACAAAAGTTATAATGCGATTGGAACGGGCATGATACGTCAATGTATCTCTGATCAGAGATCGGATACATGACTTCCCTAGCTAACGGTCCAGTTATTGCAGTGTCAGAATTTAACATTGTTTCATTGTACACAAATGTGGTACCCTTAAATGCATCGATGATTGGTATGCCTGGGGTGGTGGTGTCTGCATTATAATACGGAACAAAGACTACTTGTGGTAATCCGCCTTGATGTTTGAAAATGCGGAACTTCACACTGCCTGCCCAGGCAGCATAAAGAGCTCGCCATTCATTTTGTGGTTGGACTCCGATGTTCAAGCAATTTGTATTAGTCTGCTGTTGATTGATGGTAAAACTAAAAACAGCAAACTGATCCAATGATTCATTATTCACTGGAGCTACACGAATGTAGCGTCTACAAATCTCATGAACGTCGGTCACACAAAACTCAAACTTCTGGCCAACTTCAATCTTACAAGGAAGATTCCGTCGATGATCTGACTCGGTGTTAGTCAGAGTTGTTCCAGTATCCTTTTCGAACTCAACCGCCATCTTATTCTCGGAGTCGTCAGTTACATCAACCTCGGGGCCTTGTGCCAAAAAGTTGATGTCGCTGTCGTCCACGGTCAAAGGGGGCGGAGCAAAGGTTGGAACATTTGACAGAATCCACGGGATAGTTTCTAATAAGATGTAATTATTAGTAGCCCATGGAGGCTTGTCATATGTTTCATCCAAATTGAAGGCTACATTAGCATCAGCCAGTACGACAATACTAATCACTCTGAATCTCAGAGACGCTGTTTGTGAAAACGTCACGTCTCTAAAAACCAAAGTAATTGAATTGTCTCCCCACTGATAATATTCTCCTACAGGAGGTATACCATTGATGAAATTCAACCGGGTTTTTGGTACCAAAATACCAGAAGTAAGTGTCGGATTAACTCCGTTAATTACTCTAGCATCTTGACCAAGCCCAGCTCCTTGCATCTTCCAAGTTTCGGCATTGTTGTATTCCAAATATCCGTTCCATGTGAACGGGGAATTTGGTCTAGGTACTGCTACTTTTGGATTGGTAAATCTCACGAAGGTCAATATATCAATTTCTGGGGAAACTGTATCTGGTGCGACTAACATATTTTGCAGATAGATAGCAAGTCTTCCTAATGAATAGTTTTGAATTGGGTCCACTACAGAGTCTCCCTCATAAGTCCTTAAAAACTCAGTTTGAGCATTATAAGGAATAGTGAGAGAATCAGTGTATTTGGCTCCAATATCATCTGCTGGGTTAAATGACATGATTTTTGACAAATTGATATTTCTATCACCTGCCAAAACATCAGCTGCGCCATAAGCTACAACCATTTGTATTCTTACAGAATGGAATTTTGTAATTACGGCAACAACATCAATTTCAATGTCACATCTCCAGAAGATGAATTTATTCAAAACAACAACATTAACAGGAATTCCTGTACCCTCTGCAACTCCCATACGAGTATTGAGGTTTATATTTAACAATTCAGTTGAAGCAGGTTGCCCTGAATCAACTTTAATCGTTGTCAATAAACACCTCTTACCCAAGAGAGCTTCAATTTTTGTCTCTGCTGGATCGAAAATTTCCATCTGTTGACGTGATAGAGCTGCTGGATAAAGTTGCAGATCTCTAGTTGGTCTCACGCCATTAGACACCGCCATACCTGGAAAGGCCTGTTCGATTGGGACAGCTCCTGAGCAAAGTGGAGGATTGTCAAGTGGGAATGGAATAGAAACATCCGGAGATATGTCTTGTGTTGCGGAACCTGTTGTGCCCACAGATAATTCTTGAATTGGCATATTACCGCCTACTTGGTAGACGTTTTGTACCGAATTTGATTGTGAATTACCCTGAGCTTCAAATGGTCCCTCAAAACTGACAATATCCGGAATCTCATGATTTCCATACGCATTAACATACTTATCACTACGCTTTGAAACTGTTGTCAAAGGCCTGGGGATTCTGAAGCTTGATCCCGGGAAACTGGACAAAACTGAGATATTGACTTCGTCAGCATCTTGAGTTGGTCCAGTTTTCAAGGAAGAAACTGGTGTTACATACAGAGTGCCTAAGCTTTCTGTATCTCTAGCTTGTGTATTTATAACTGTTCTCAAATACTTGAATGGAATTGTAATGGAATATTCCGCTGATTTATCAGGTTGCATCAAAACATGAGACAGAGTAAAGACATTAGCCAATTCGACTTCATAAGCAGCAAGGGGTACAAAGTACGCAATCAATAAACCGCTCTGTTGAATAGTTCCATTTAATAGGAATGTGACTGTTACATCACCTTCCCAAAACTGGAAATGTTCAAAAGGCATGTTTTGTAGAGTGCGACCTGTAGGATCCCCCAATGCTAATAGTCCGAATGGCAAATCTGTACTCCATATCTTGTTTCCAACAACATCGGATGTCGTCCATTTAAATGTCGTCCTCAAGATTTTTGATTCAGTACCATAAACTAGATTTGCTTCACCCTCATTCATAGATTTTTGAATGAGTCCCTTATTAGGTAAATTGTTCATCGTCCCTTCCACTATCATACTGTTTCCAGTTTGAACAATGGATTTTTCGGGACCTTGAGCAACAAACCCATAGGGGAAGTCAGCTCCAGAAGCAGCTGTGCGATTAGCAATGACACGGGCCATGTGTGAATGGGATGGTAAGTTCAACGTTTCATACCCTGCGCAGAATAAAGCAGTGTTTATTTCCGAACAGAATTGTTTATAGAACCTAGGACCCCACGCAGCACTTAGCTCCATGACAGTCTTACATTCATCAATAATTGAAAGGTTTTTGTTACGAGTCCAATGCAAGGTTTCATAAAGGGTATCCTTCTTCATAGCTCCACAATATTTCCCGTTTATAAGAACTGGATGGGCGCCTAGGAAAGTTATCTCTTCAAATGTTCTGAATTCATCTTTCAATGGTTCAGTTTTAACATCAGAAGTGTAAACCTGTCCTATAGTTGCCAAACAGTCTCTTATCTTAAACGGTGTCATAAATTCTTTACACTTATCACTGAAGCTCCAAATGTGATCATCGATTAGTATTTTCGCTCTTACATTCTCCTTAAATATCAGGAAAGGACATAAGCGGGAAAATACGTAGCGAATATACAAATCTGCAGCAATTGATCCAATGATAGTGGTCCAGAATAGACCTGAAAACTGTGATTGCTTAAAGAAAACTAACCAATTTGCAATTTGAGCTGGTGACGTACGTTGTTGTTGTACGAACGCTTCATCAGCTTCGGGAGTCGTTAAACCTTCTGTCAATTTCGATGTTATGTAATAAGCAGCTGTAAAAATATCAGGGTGGCTTCTCTTGTCAAAATTTTTATAATCGCCTGCCACAAAGTTGTCTCCAACTTCGCGCAAGTAATCATAAATTTTATGCATATCGTGAGAGTACTGGTTCATTCCTACTGATGAACATGTCGTTGCATTAGACATGTTAAAAGCAATAATGAAGGAACCATAAATCATACGGTATGCAACATTTGCAACAAGATCACCACAATAGATAACCCTACATCTGCGTTCACTAATCTTAGAAGGACTTACAACTTCATCTTTAAGGAAGGCAATGAATCGTCTACTGTCAAGATCCCCTTTTTCAAGTCTAGATTTTACATCTTCGACTTGTTTACGGAATTCTGGACAATATTCCAAATCGCCATCCTGGTCAAACCAGAAGTAGTCTTTCTTACCTTTCTTCCTAGATACCTTGCACAACGGATATCCAGGTGATGTGGCAACCTTCATCGAGCATAGCTTTCCAGGTATTCCAGCTAATGCTTCAACAAAAGTTAGTTGTCGTTTGCCAATCGGCCATATAAGATTGTCATTCCAATCTTTTAGGGCCTCCTCTGTAATCTCATCAATGGATTGCAACTGGTCAGGTCGCAATTCACTATGGCTAATTGAAAGGGTATCATTAACCATATTGACCAAGGGATCTTCTCCCACGTATTCTCCTAAACGTGGGTCTCTTGGTGACAACAGAGGCATGCATTTCTTTGCTTCCACAGGAAGATGTTCTGATAAGATTGATTTCGTCAACTTCGACTTACGAATTTGGAAAACAACCTCCTCAGGAGGAACAGAAACAACTCTGTCGAGATTTGGTCCACTAAATGGCATTTCCATGTTCATTCTACGGATCTCATCTGCGACTTCTGGCCCCTCAACAGTCAAGACTAAGTCGTCGGGTACGACTAAATCTCCCCCATTGAAAGACTCAAGAGCTCTTTCTACATCTTCCTTAGTTACTATCACTGACAAACCAAAGTGATCGTAACCATTAGAACCACCAGCAACATGCATTCCCATGATTTTATTGGGACAGTATTGTCCGAGCGAACGGACTATACTGCCACAATCTCCTCTAACTGTAGGATACTTATACATAAGACACTGATCCATTTCCACCTTTGTTTCACCATAGCTATAATTTTTATTATTAGCTTTAGCAACAGTGATGTATTTTGGAAAAGAGTCTACAGTAATGCATCCAGAAGTTGATCGGAAACCCTCAACATCATCATCAGTCCAAAACTGGGACGATATTTTAGGAAACTGGGAAATTTGTTTGCATGAAAACATTACAAAAGCAATGTCGTGCTCTACGTCAGCTTTTACAAGCTCAGAATTAAAGGCGAAGACGCCTTTCTTTCCATCGTAGTGCACCTCAACTGGTGTTCCATCTGGAATTATTTTTCCATCACGTATAAATGCATGATAATACGTCATGAAAATTTGTCCAGAAATGGGCGTGCCCAAGTATCTATCTCCGTCAATCTTAAAGTAAAATTGTTTACTTCCTGATTGACCTGAGGCTGACCTATAGGCATGTCCCTTTCTGGCTCTGGCAACTGTTGTCCTATTTGTTCTAGGGCTTTGTGCGAAACAAAGCTCTTCTTGGCTCTCTTCTTCGTTCTTACGGAAGAAGCGTTTGACCGACCAAACTAAAACAAACAGGGCAACCCACTTTGAAACGGTCTTGGCATGATCCTTCAAAAGATCAAAACCAGTTCCAACTTCAACGTGGGGCAACCCATAACAGTTACCGTCAGGTAATGGGACTATTACGGGGGTTTTTCCATAGGACAAAAATTTGTCCATGGCTACATCTGTCCAAAACTTCCTGATCTTCTGCCTAAACTCTTCTGATTCGCCTTCATAGACAATATCATAATGGGTAGGCATGATATCAGGAACTCTTTGGTCAGGTTCACCAAAGGAAGAACCTCCGTGGATTAAGTCCCAATCCTCAACGCGTCCATTCTCGACGCATTCCTTACATAAGAAAGGATGTACAGTAGAAGCATGCTTATGTGCAAAATTTCTACCACACATTACCTTCTCAGTAAGTTGAACACCATTTGGTCCAGTCGCCGGTCTCCCGTCTGTGAAACAAATTGGTATTCTTCTTGAACCTAAACACTTATGTCGATGGATCTTAGTACAGTCTACATTACTGTGATCAACAAAAGCTATCAGGTCCTTCTGGATAACGTATCCATCATCCAGACAATCCTTACAGAGAAGGGGGTGTTTCATGGATATATGCTTGTGAGCAAATATCCTTCCACACTCTACCTTCTTAGTAAGCGGTACTCCATCTTGTCCAGTTATCGGTTTCCCGTCTTCTGAACGAATGGGTACTCTCCTCCGACCTAAACATCTATGACGATGGGCTTTTGTACAGTCAACATTACTGTGATCGTCATTAGATATTAGGTCATTTTGGATAATCGATTCATCAGACGTTACAACGTCGTCTGAATCACTATCCATAGAGTGGAAAACTTCGCTACCAGATGTACTTTCTCCAGTTACATACTTCTCAAGTTTACATTTTAAACAAATCGAATCAATTTTTAGACGTATTTCATTACATCTTCTTATTGATTGTTCGTCGCTATATAAACTCTCGAGCGTCTGCAACTTGTTTAAGCATCTAACAACAATTTCTTCCACTCTCTCCACTGATGTATCTTTCCTTATCTTCTTAAGTTGATTTCTTAGGTACCTCAAATCTGATTCTATCAAGCGATTGTCCATTGTTTGCTGTTTAGAATCTTTTTTGGGCCCCTGAGCTTTGAAACCAAAAAAATTTTTGGTGTCAGAGAAGATTTGGAAAAGTGCATCAGTCACAGATAATGGTTCATTGGGGATACCACGTAATTCTCTTAGAGTCTCCTCTAAAAGAACAGATGGTGGTCTCTCCAATGGAACATCATCTCGTAAACTGTCTCGAATCAGTTTACAAGTATCTTGGTGTCGTTCGTACGCAGGTTTTAAAATGGAAATGAGATCACTATAGCTGAGGTCTTCAACTGGTGTTCCTTCATTAGCCATCGCTGGTAAAATTGCGAACTTCATCCACTCAAGATTACGTATTTGATCTTCAGATAACTTATCAAGCTGCAAAGAGTTTCCGATAACGAATTTTCTAAATTCGTCCCGTATTTCTATTTTTACAACATAATTTCGTCGTCTGAGTAGTGCCTCGTTTCTTATACCAGGCACTGAAAAATACGTATTATTATTAATAGTCAAGACTCCATGCGGTTCCGCTCTAGTTCCTTTCAGACCCACTGAAGGGTCGTCAACACTAGCCATTGGAGGCGCATAAGACTTGGTACTAATAAGTTCGAGATACTGCAAAGCAAACTTCATCCTTTGTTCTGCGGATCCAACCAAAAATTCATCGAAAACGACTACTTTATGGCCTTCACCAAGGAATCCATTCCAGTGCTCGTCACTTATAGTGACGGTATAAATTTCATGGGAGGAAACCTTAAAGATTTCTCTACAAAAAGCATCAGATATTAGCGTTTTACCTACACCAGGTGCCGCTGCAAAATGAATGCTAAATGGGAGATCTCTTGAAGAGTTACTCTCATGAAATTTGGTTAATATTTGCAAAATTTCCGATATAGAAACTAAGTTTCTTACGAATAAATTTGCAACTATTTGTGACTTGATCTTAAGTTTTAATCCTTTAGACTCTTCTACCAGGGTCGTTAACCATGATAAATAGTCTGTTGAGGTTAAAACTTTAGTCACTTTTCGAAGTCGGATAACAGCGTTTGACCGCTGTAACCAATCTTCTATTAATTCAAGATCTTTATCTTGTTGTGTACCAAACTTATGTTTCAAAGCTGATTGTAACACAACAGGTAAGATCAAGAATGTGGCTGCCAACAAATTAGACATAGCAAACCCAGCTGTTACCAACTGAGT